ACAGTCGGCAAGGATGACCGTAAAAACCTCATGGAGGCTTCACGATGGATGTGGAAAAACGAACCAGGGATAGCAAGGCACTACCATCTCCCTACCGAATGAAGGTTCCTCCGGTTCCTATTCGATACGACAGGAAGGTGGGTATCCCCATGCAACCTAAGAAGGCTAAAAAATGAAGGGCTTACTCTCACCTAAAGTCATGATCGTCATCAAGGACGAAGAAGAAAACGAGTGTCCGCTGCCGACACAAGACGAGAAGCTCAACGAGGAAAACAAGCAGATCGCCAGGGAAGAGGGTATGTACGGCCCTGAAAGAGAGGGCGATACTCAGTTCTGGCGCGATCTAGGTGCAAAGTGGCGTATCTCTGCAAGCCAGGCTCAAGAGAGGCGCTGCGGTAATTGTGGATATTTCGACATGGAGATGAAGGATTGTCTACCTGAAGGTGTCGGCTACTGCCACGAGTGGAACTTTATGTGTGCGCCTGAGAAATCTTGTATGGAGTGGAAAAGTGAAGAAAACGAAAGCGGAGAAGAAGATCTCCAAGGTGATGACTGAGTACAACAAGGGTAAGTTGCACTCTGGAAGTAAATCTGGTCCGGTAGTTAAGAGCCGATCCCAGGCGACCGCGATAGCATTGGCAGAAGCTGGTGTGAAGAAGAAGAAATGAAAGGCTTGTACGCAAATATTCACGCCAAGCGTGAACGCATAGCCAAGCAAAAGGCTGCGGGAAAGACTCCAGAGAAGATGCGTAAACCTGGTAGTCCTGGTGCGCCAACTGCTAAGGCTTTCAAAGAATCAGCTAAAACGGCTAAAAAATGACTGCCGCCTGGACTCGTAAGGCAGGTAAGAACGCCAAAGGTGGTCTTAACGAAAAGGGCCGGAAGTCTTACGAGCGTGAGAATCCTGGGTCTGATCTGAAGGCTCCTGTTAAGTCAGGCGATAACCCGCGTAGAGCGTCTTTTCTTGCGCGAATGGGTAACATGCCAGGGCCAGAGAGAAAACCCGATGGAAGCCCTACTAGACTGCTCTTGAGCCTAAAGGCGTGGGGTGCAAGTTCTAAGGCTGATGCTAAGGCAAAGGCTAAGGCTATCTCGGCGAGGAACAAAAAGTGAAGCGTAGAAAAGGACTGCTAGACGAGGAGAAGTTTCTTCCTCCGTTGCCTGAGCAACTACCGAGAGGCGTAAGTTCGCTGCCAGGGTACGGTCAGACGAGTCCTGTCGCGCAGGGATTACTAGGGTTTACGGGTAGGCAACCTACTTACTCGGTGATGGACCCAGAGGCTCAGAAGATGTCTGAGGCTTACAGGCTAGGCGAGCAAGCAAGTGTTGCTAGTCAGCTTTACGGGTCTGTGGCTCCCTTTGCGGTTGCCGCAACTGCTAGCAAGATGGGCATGATTCCTGGTGCGAGTATGGCGGTGCAGAGGGGTTTAAAGCCAACTCCTCAACAAGCAGCAATGGAAGTGGCGCAAAGAAATGCTGCTCTTCCTGTAGAGCAAGGCGGTTTAGGTCTTTTGGCAACAAATACCCCAGAAATGAGAGCCTCAGCAATGGGGTACAGGGACTTTTATCACGGCACAGAAAGACTTGATCGCTTGCTTGAAGGAAAATCATTCGATCCAAAACGTGCGACTTCTGGTCCTATGCCGTATGGGACTCCAGATACGCAAATGGCGTCCAATTACGCGATTAGCAAAAGAGATACTTCAAGGCTTGCTCAGGACGAAGGGGATGTAAGCAACTACTTTACGGTTAGCGCAAAAGACATTGGCTTAAAAGGAAAAGCGGATATTCCGGTTGAAAAGGCTTTTTACTTTCTTCCCGCTGAACAAAGGGCTGAAATTACCAAAAAAGCAAGGCAGGTTGGTTATGCGAACCCAGAGGAAGCAACGGGTGAGATTGTTTTCCATCCAGAAAGAGCGAACGCCTCAGTAGTAAGCGACCAGACTTTTGATTACTACTTGAACAAAGAAGCTAGAGGAAACCCGATTACCGCGTTGCGCCAGATATGGCATGACTCCGGCACTCTGTATGGGAATGAAGAAAAACTTGCGGATGTATTTAAAGCAGCAGGATTCCCTGTAAGTATTTCGCAAAAGAACGCTCCTTGGACAACTGCACAAGGCGTTTTTGTTGGTAAGGCAAGGATTGAGAACCCATTAGATACGTCAAATTCAGATGTATTGCAGTCTACGGTGATTCCTGCGCTGAAAGAGGCTTTCAAAAAAGACAGGACCGTAAAGAAACCATACGGACCCGACGAATGGGCTAAAGATGTTAGGTTTACTCCTAAAGAGTGGGTGAACGAATTAGAAAGCGATGTCGCATCAGGCAAAAACTCTTATGTTTGGACATCAATTCCAGACAAAGTTACCGCTGAGCTTAAAAAACTGGGCTATGACGGTATTCTTGATATAAGTGGAAAAGGAGGCGGATCTCCTTCTCAAGTCATTATTCCGTTTGAATCAAAGCAAGTCAGATCAAAGTTTGCTGCGTTCGATCCAATGAGAAAAGACGAATCAAATTTGCTCGCCGGAATAGGTACAGTTGGAGCAGGTCTACTAAGCCCTGCGGTGTTAGAGTATCTTCGTCGCAGAGATGAAGAAGGTATGTAATCTGTTGCAAACAAACAACGAATGGACACTAAACAATCTGAAGATACTGAGAAAAAGATTCCACCGGCTGCTGGCAATGGGAGGCCAAAGGGTTCGCCTAATAAGTCCACTGCTGCGGTGAGAGAAGCTATTGCAAAAATGGCTGAGATGAACGCTCCGAGGTTCGCAATGTGGTTGGATGAAGTGGCTCAGAAGAGTCCGGAGAAGGCTTGCGACATTTACCTGAGAGCAATCGAGTACCACATACCTAAATTAGCGCGAACAGAGGTAACGGGAACTGACGGTCAACCAATGTCATTTGTAGTGAGGTGGCAGAATGAAGGATCTGAGAACTCGGTTTGAATCGAAGTACGAAAGAATCCCAATGCTTGATTGTTGGATTTGGACTGCTGGTTCAAATGAAAAAGGTTACGGAATACTTGGGCTTGGGAAGAAGTTTATAAAGGCGCATAGAGCGTCTTATTTGCTTCATAAAGGAGAAATACCAAGCGGGATGAATATTTTGCATAAATGCGGTGTTTCGTGCTGTGTCAATCCAGATCATTTGTACCCAGGTACGCAAAAGGAAAACGCAAGGGATACAAAAGAAATGGGTAGATTACGTCTCCCTGACAACAATGGTGAAAAAGCAACGTGGTCTAAATTGACATCAGAACAGGCGTTAGAAGTTTTTAGGGCCAAGAAAAACAAGAAAAAAGGCACTGGAACAGCTCTTGCTAGAAAGCTAGGTGTTCACAAGTCAACGATTTATCAAATTTGGGCTGGTTCCAATTGGGCGCAAACGATACAAGCAGCATCATAATTCCGTATGCTCCACGATCTGCTCAGATGGAGATACATAAGGCATTGCTTCACAAGCGATTTGCCGTTGTTGTCGCGCATAGAAGATGTGGAAAGTCAGTCAGCGCTGTCAACCATCTCATTCGAGCAGCGATAGAGAACAACAAGGAGGCTCCGAGATATGCGTTCATCGGTCCTACCTACTCTCAAACCAAACGAGTTATCTGGGATTACCTCCTCAAATTTACCCAACCCCTTAACGCCACTGCCAATATTGCGGAGCTACGGGTTGATTTCTGGGGCAGAAGGATTCAGCTTGCAGGATCTGATAACCCAGACTCTCTGCGAGGACAGTATTTCGATGGCGTTGTGTTCGACGAATTTGGCGATCAAGACCCGCGTATCTGGTCGGAGGTGGTTCGTCCAGCCTTATCCGATAGGATGGGATGGGCCTTATTCCTTGGAACCCCAAAAGGCGCAAATCACTTCAAGACCCTGAGAGACCATGCAGCAGAGCATAACGATTGGGCCATGCTTGAGTTCAGAGCGTCAGAAACAGGTCTTATCCCTCAAAGTGAACTTGATGCCGCTCGATCAGAGATGGGAGACGACAAGTACCTACAAGAGTTTGAGTGTTCCTTCGACTCAGCTATCGAAGGTGCGTACTACGGGCAGCTTCTCAATGAGCTACCGTCTGAGCGATTCGGAGAGATCCCAAGGGATGGGATAGCAAAGACTTACGCAGCATGGGATCTAGGGATAGGCGACTCTACTGCTATCTGGGTTTGCCAGAGGGTAGGCTTAGAAACAAGGCTTATCGACTTTGTTGAGAACCACGGGCAAGGCTTGGATTGGTATGTGAACTGGCTCAGGACAAACAACTACGAGCTTGCAGAGCAGTTACTTCCGCATGACGTACAAGTACGGGAATTAGGCTCAGGTAGATCAAGGCTCGAACTTCTACAAGAAGCAGGGTTAAACATCACAATCGTGCCAAGGATGGGTGTAGACGATGGGATACAGGCCGTGAGAAGGCTGATTCCTTACTGTTGGTTCGACCCTAAGACTAAGCGCGGTGTGGACGCGCTGCGGAATTATCGGCGACAATACGATGATAAGCGTCAAGTTTACTGGGACAAGCCTCTTCACGATTGGGCTTCTCACGCAGCAGACGCATTTCGGTATTTAGCGGTTGGAATGAATGAGACAACAAGTTGGTCCAAGCCTCTGAAACCTAACGTATCTTGGGTGGTCTGAAATGGATGATGGTCGGCTAAAAGCAATCCTACAAGGCGAGATCGACAACGCCATTGGTTTCTTAGAGACAGAGACCGTCGAGCAACGCAAGAACGCGCTCACTGCGTATATGCGAGACCCCTACGGCAACGAGGTCGAGGGCAGGTCTCAGATTGTCACAGGTGAGGTTGCCGAGGCTGTGGACGGGATGCTGCCGCCTCTCATGCGTCTCTTTACCTCTGCGGATCAGATCGGTGTGTTCGAGCCTGTAGGCCCAGGCGATGAGCCATTAGCAGAGCAGGCTACCGAATACTGCAACTGGGTGCTGATGAAACAGAACCCAGGTATTGCGATCATGCACGATTGGTTCAAGGATGCGATCCTTCAGAAGGTAGGGATCGTCAAGGCTTACTGGGATGACTCCATTTCGGTTACGAAGGAGCAGTACGCGAACCTGACCGACGATGAACTTGCGATGCTTTTGTCTGATGGGACGATGGAGATCGCAGGTCAGGAGACGATAGAGCAAGAGATGGATGGGCAAGTCATGCGTGTCCATAACGTGGCTCTCATGAGAAAGACCAAGGCAGGCAAGGTTAAGGTCGAGAACGTGCCTCCAGAGGAGTTCTTGATCTCTAAGGCAGGCAAGACCGTAAGAGATACACCTTTCGTCGCGCACAGGAAACTCATTACGAGGTCTGACTTAATAGCGATGGGGTTCGATGCCGAGATCATCATGAACCTGCCGGTCTACAACGACCTTGAGTTCTCTGCCGAGTACATCGCTCGATACAACCGAGACGAGCAGCCCTTCATGGAGCCTAGTCTCGACAAGAGTATGCAGACGGTTGAGGTGTTTGAGTGCTACCTAAAGACAGACTATGACGGAGACGGGATCGCGGAGCTAAGGCAGGTTTACTTCTCTGGAAACGAGATACTTGCGAATGAAGAAACCGACTATGTGCCGTTTTACTCTATCTGTCCTATTCCGATCCCTCATCGCTTCTTTGGGGATTGCCCTGCTGATCGTACAGTTGATCTCCAGCTTATCAAGACTACTGTAACGAGGCAGATGCTGGACAATATGTACCTTCAGAACAATACCCGCATGGGTGCTGTGGAAGGTCAGGTCAACCTAGATGACCTCTTAAGCGTTACACCTGGTGGTGTTATCAGGCTCAAGAATCCTGGTGCTTTGGTTCCCATACAAACACCTCCTGTAGGCCAGCAAGCCTTTCCGCTCTTAGAGTACCTAGACCAGGTACAAGCCAAGAGAACAGGCCTAACAGAGGCTTCTCAAGGGTTAGACCCCAACATCTTGCAGAACGTGACTGCTGCGGCTATTGCTGCGCTCACGCAAGCGTCACAAGGCAAGATCGAACTTATCGCTCGCGTCTTTGCGGAGACAGGTGTAAAAGACTTGTTCAAAGGACTCTTACATCTCTTATGCAAGTATCAGGACAAGGCAGTCATCCTTCGGATGCGTGGGCAGTACGTCCAGTACGATCCGAGAGAGTGGTCGAACCAATACGATGTCTCAGTGAATGTGGGTCTTGGGACAGGCAACATCGAGCAAAAAATGGCTATGCTCTCAATGGTTCTCTCAAAACAAGAGCAAATGCTCCAGATGCTGGGGCCAAACAATCCTTTAGTGTCGCTCTCGCAATATCGTGCAACGCTCGGCAAACTGGTTGAAGCGGCAGGGTTTGCGGATTCTGCTGAGTTCTTCAAGCCTGTCACGCAAGAGGTCGATCAAGCACTTGCACAACCTCAACAACAAGGTCCAGATCCTGCGGTTCAGATGATGATGGCGCAGGCTCAAGCAGACATCGAGATCAAGCGTCAGAAAGCAATGGCAGACATTCAGCTTGCAAGAGAGAAAGCCATAGCCGAGCTAGAGCTTAAGAAGATGGAGTTCGAGGCCGAGGCTCAGATGAAGGCAATGAAGGTCGGCGCGGGTATTACTTCCAACATCGAGATACCAGGGTAAATCATGGCTATTCCAACGCTACCATCAAACTGGGGTGTCCCAGGAGGCCCATACTACGAAGCTCAGGACAAGGTAAATTGGTTCAAGAGCAAAGGTGTTACCACCTACGACCTTTTACAAGCCGGTTGGATTACGCCAAGTGAGGTGTATTGGTTTGCAGAAAGAGGCATGGGTGACGGGTCTCCTCCAGCCGATCAGACCTCTAATAATCAACCAGCGGACACGGGTGGCTCATCAGATTATGTAGACACAAGCACTCCGAATCCTTACGAAGTTGAAATCAACTTTGTTTCTTCGATGACGGGATTGCCGAGAGATGTTATTTACCAAAGGCTTCTCAGTGGTGAAACCGGATTCGATATTGTTTATGACTACAGGGATCAACAAAGCCAAGCATCAAGCGGTTCCCAGACCCAACCATCTACATCAACCGGTTTGCTTGGAGGTTCTACATCAACAGGAACAACAGCGAGCGGCGCGACTTCGGGGAGCGCAACAACCGGCAGTACGACCACAAGCGGCAGCACCACAGGAAGCACTACGACAAGCGGGTCAACAACTACTGGCGGATCAACAGGTAGCTCGACAACCGGACCTTCTTACTTAGACTCAAGCGGTAATGTTATTGAGCAACCAAGAGATCAGCCTCAAGACGCTGTTACGCTCATGGCGGCGCAATTGGGTTTAGGGCTGCCTAAAGAGTGGTATGCCTACGGCGCTCAAGATCGAGTTAACTGGTTTAACGCCAACAAGATTACCGAGCAGACGCTTAGGAATTACAAAGTTCCAGAGGCTGATATTGCTTACGCAAAACAACTTGGTCTTGGAACAAAAACCGCAGCGCCACCAAGCTGGAGCCTTCCAAGTGGCATGACCTTGCCGAGTGATTGGGCATCGTATACAGCAGGTCAGAAAGCAACTTGGTTTAATAACAACAAAGTCACGGCAGATATGCTGCGAGCAATGGGTGTGCCTGAAACGGATGTTCAGGGAGCTATTGCAGCCGGTCTTGGTGCGACAACAACAACGACACCAACAACACCAAAAACACCAACTTTCAGGCCAGAAGATTTCTTGCCTCCTACCTACAATCTTCCTGCGACTAACTTTGTGCCGTTTGCTACAGGCGGTGGACAGACAAGCCTTGCTGCCCCTACTACGGGTTTCTTTTACAAAACAACACCAACACCTGAAGTTCCATTCCAGTTTCAATCTGGCGCAGCAGGATACACAAACCTGCGCCCTATGACCCTAGAGTTTGGTGTGCCTGCAAACGTATCTCAGGTACAACAGTTTCAGCCTGGGCCGTTTAACCGCTCAGGCCTTATCGCTAACTACGATTGGGCTAAGACTGACGCTCAGTTAGCTCAACAGGCAGCACAGCAGGCGCAACAAGCGGCAGACGATGCAGCGCAGCAAACAGGTAGCGCAAAAGGAGGCAAGGTTAAGTCTCTGCTTGGGCCTAACCCAAGCAACGATGACGATGGTTTTGGTGCGCTCCAGTACGGAGAGTTTGTCATCAGGAAGAAGGCTGTAAACAAGTACGGCGAAGATTTCCTAGAAGCCTTGAACGAGTCAAGGATTCCTAAAGAGAAAGTGAAGAGCCTGTTATGACGCAACGATGGGAACGAGCCAAGGCATTACTCGGCGATGAGTTTTTGCAAGAAGTCTTTGCTGAGTTGGAAAAAGACAACATCGAGCGTATCATCCGAAGCAATCCTGATGAGATTGACCAACGTGAAGAGGCTTACAGCTCGATTCGCGCAGTCAATCAGGTAAAAGCCCGTTTGGAGGCTATTGCCGCCGAAGGCGAGATGGTCAAGAAACGGTTTCGTATATTTTGAATTGAGGTTAGTTTATGGATAGCAGCAACCCGCAAGGGACTAGCTTGACGGTGGGACAGGCAGCAAATGCGTTTCTAGGGATGATGGATGGTGGCGAACCTCCGCAGGAGCAAGTTCAAGACCAGACAGACGAGCAAGAACTTGTTGCCAGTGAATCTGAGTCCGAGGAGTCTGGAGAGGAAGTTCAAGAGGAGGAACAGCGTTTCGTAGTCAAAGCAGCAGGCGAAGAGCGCGAGGTGACCCTCCAAGAACTGATCGAAGGCTACCAAAAGGGTACGGATTACCACAAAAAGACTAATCAGCTTGCCGAGCAGCGGAAGGCAGTAGAGGCAGAAAAGACCGCAATCGAGCAAGCAAAGCAGGCGAGAGATGCGTACTCGCAGCGTTTGCAGGCGATGGATAACTTCCTGAGCCAACAAATGCGTGGCGAGGATATTGAGAGCTTGAAGGAAACCGACCCCATTGCTTACGCAGTGAAGGTCGCAGAACGAACCCAGCAGGAAAAGCAGGTCCAGCAGATTCGTGCAGAGCAGCAACGCATTGCTAGAGAGCAACAGGCAGAGCGCGAGGCACACCTGGAGAAGCATCTTGTTGAGGAGGCTAAGAGGGTTGCAGAAGCAATTCCTGACTATGCCCACCCCGAAAAGGGTGAGAAGG